CGGTGCACCGTGATTGCCTTGACAGAGAAAGAAGCTCAAAAGCTCGGTATTACTTCTGATGAAGATCTACCACAAATTGCAGAGGATATGGGGTGGTCTACCAGTCCATTAACATTCGGTGAGATGCAGGATATAGTCGATCTGAAGATCGCTGACTCAATTCTGGATAAGGAATATCTGCTCGAGCAGAAACGAGCGGTTCAGGCCGAATGGACTGCTAGCAAGAAGCTCACAAGCCTGTTATCTCCAATGAATGATTCCAGCCGAGATCTATTCAATACGATTGCAGACACGGTGGTACCACTTGATCCAACACTTAGACCAAGTTCGATCAAGACATTGGTTGATTATGTACAAGGCAATGCTGCTGCATTAACAGCTTACGTCCAGAAGCCTGCTATCTCATTGGCAGAGGAAGTGCTTAAGCGTTGGGTAAAAGAAGATATGGCCAAGATTCAGGCTGTATCGGCAAATACCATGGATGTAGTCACCGGATCTACAACACTGGCTTATGCGGCTTCGCTTGAAGTGGGCAAAGTCATTACGCTTGATTCGCCGTTACTGCTTACAGGCGCACATTCAAACATTGTGATTCAGATTGAAAATGCAAAGGGCTTAGGTATTGATCTTGAAAAGCTTAATGCGGGACAAGGCGTGTTGTTTGAGATGGGATTGGTATTTGAAGTGGTTTCAGTAGCACCCTCAGATGGGAAGATGATTTATGTGTTAAGGGCATTGGTGAATTGAAAAGATGTAAATAATTTGTACTTACAGCCTACAAGGCTTTATATACATTCAATATAGCCGAATTTAAGACTATTGATCTAATTGTACTTATTAAAAATTGATGTATGGTTAGGTATCTGAAAAACTATGATTAAATAATAAAATGAGTACGATTTATATTGATAGTGTGAATGAATATTGTCGAAAATACTTTGTAAAAGGAGAAATGAAGATCACCAATCAAGATCTTCTTTTGAAGGGATGGAGATATAGAAAATTACACGCTGAACTATTTGAAAGTTTAATGCTACATGAAAAGTTAAATTTTAAAGTTTACGGTGAAAATATCCCTCTGACAGCATTAATTAATATATTGGGATTGAAAAATGTTGAAGAGCTAATTGATAGAAATGCTCTTTCATTTACCTTATGGTCGCCGATGGTTGGGCATGCTGTTAGTTTTGTTGAGGGGCTTGTACCTGTTGTGCATGGCAGAATGAATTCAGGTGTACATTCCGACCCACAACAATCCATCTCAGAGGGATTAAAATGGATGACAAGAGGCCTTGACGCCAAAACTCAAAAAATGATCACACGTAAAGTCCAAGATTTGTATTTAATACCTAAAGAGGGTTTAGAGAATGATGCATCAAATATGACAATTTCTGCATTTAATTCGAATAAAACCTCATTAATTGGCTTCGATAGTAAAGGCTTAAATATAGGAAACTTGAATGCAAAACAACGAGCTAGCTTAGGGGATTGTGCCTCGGTTTTATTAGAACATAAGTTTCTAATGTCTGAAAACTTTATAACCAATAGCGATACCAAGTTTTCTAGGTTATATAGTGACTCTATCAATAAAATAGTAAAAAATGATGTGAAAAATTTCAACGCAGAAATTTCCCAAATGGAATGTTTTCCTGATCTATTTTCGCTTGCCATGAAAATCGAAGATCCGCGTGAAGTTTTTCCAAAAGTAGTGAAGCTCAGATATTCCAGAAATGCTACTGAATTTAGGGAATGGATTAAAGATTTTAGTCAAACAACTAATCCTAATGAAATCACCAAGGCTTATTTAGATGCTGTCATAAAACCTATAGGATTTTTACAAACAGAAGAAGGTAGATTTGTTAGGTCTTGTGTAATAACTACAGTTGGAGCAGGTATAGGTGCATTAGCAGGACCTGGCGGATTTGTGCTTGGTTTGGGGGCTGGTTTAGCCTTTGATCTTCTTGATGAGTTTTTCTTATCAGAATTATCAAAAGGATGGAGCCCAAGAATGTTTTTTGATGACATGCGAGAATTTCAAGAAAGTTCTATATCTCAAAGTTGAACATTTTCCTTTGCTTGTGAAATTTATTTTTTATTGTTTTAAACCGCCGTAAAGGCGGTTTTTTTTATGGAGCATGAAAATGCCAGAACAAAACGAAGAGCGCTTGAAGTACCTATTCAATGCATCAGCTATTGAGGTGCCTAAGGCAGAAGATGGGCAAAAGCGGAAATTCAACGGTACCGCTTATGCTGGTGGGCGTGTAGATGGTCACTGGTATTGGGGACGTTCAGGAGTTGTGTTCGACCTTGATGGTATTGAGATTGATCGACCTACAGCGTTGCTTGAAGAGCACTTCAGTTCAAGTCGCATCGGTGTAGTACGCGAAGTTGATACCAATGGAAAAATCAATGTATCGGGAGACTTCCTAACCAATACCAAGGCACAAGAAATCGTACAGGATTCTGACGATGGGTTTCCATTTCAAATGTCCATGATGATTGATCCTGGATCTATAGAAGAAGTGGCTCAAGGTAAACAAGTGGTAGTGAATGGCCAGACTTTTGAGGGTCCAGTCACTGTATTCCGTCAAAACCGTATCCGTGAGTTCACGATCTGTTCTACAGGCGCTGACCGCAATACATCAATCAAAGCCTTCTCTGGCAAATCTAACCCAAACCCAACCAAAGAGGAAACGGACGTGACCGAACTCGAACAGGCGAAAGCCGCACAGAAAAAAGCTGAAGAAGAACGTGATGCTGCTCAGAAAGAACTGAAAGAGTTTAAAGCGAGTAAGCGTGAAGATGACATTAAAGCACTGGAAACGACTTTGAATAAGCAGTTCAGTGCTGAAGAGAAAACGTCATATACCAATATGGATGATGCTTCATTTGCATTCATGTCACAGCAACTAAAGCAGTTCTCAGGACAGCAGCCAGCACAACCACCAGCAGGTCAGCAACAACAGCAAACCAACGCCGTGCCAGCTCATTTACAGCATTTGTTTAGCCATCAAGCCACAGGTGGTCAGGGTGGACAGCAGGGGCAAGGTCAGCCGCAAGGCTCTGCATTAGATCAAGCATTTGCACAATTTGCTGCAGCACAACAAGGAGCTCATAAGTCATGAGTCAAACAATTACAGAAACCCTCATCAGTAAACAACTGATTGTTGGTGATGGTGTACGAACAGAAAATGCCAAACCCACTACGGGCACTGCATATAAACGTGGGGATCTCGTACACGTTGATGCAAATAACGTGGTAACGCATCCAACATTTACCGGAGATACGCTAAGTGCGTGGGAAGCCATTGTAGTGACCGACTTTACGGCAGAGCAATCGACTTATCACGTCAATAACGGGCTGGAGATGCCGATCTATGTGCAGGGTCCCTTCGATGTTGAAGTGGTGACTGTGAATGGTACAGAACTCACTGCAGCTCAGGTAGATGGCGTTCGGGCACAGGCTTTAAAGAACAAACTTGAATTGCGCAAAGTCGCGGAGTAACCCTTAATGAGTCAATCATTTACATTCCAAAATATGCCAGTTGAATTACTGGACGTGCCTCAACTGGTTTTGTTGACGGATACCACTCAACGTGTAGATACATGGTTGATGGACCGTTTCTTCCCTCAGCGTGTTTCATACACCGATGATGTTGTTCCAGTAGGTGAATTGAATACAGCAACCCCACTTGCTCCATTTGTCACACCGACAGCTGCTGGTCGTCAGATCAAAGTTGGTGAGTCAGGTAAAGTGAAATCGGTCAAACCGGCTTATTTAAAGCCGATGATGACGATCACACCTAGTAAGTCTCAAAATACGGCACTGATTTCCCAGTTACGTAAATTTGGTGTGATTGCTACAGGCTCAAATCGTCTTTCTGATGCGGATCTGCTTTTGATTGACCAAGCTCAGAAAGCTTTATACCTTCGCCAGTCAATTGAAAACCGAAAACTTCTGATTGCACGTGATGTCTTGCTCTACGGCAAAACCACATTCGCCTCGGCTGACTTTCCAATGTATGAAGTTGACTATGAGCGTAACCCAGCTTGTAACTTCACTCCATTGATCAAATGGGGACAAGTAGGTGCAACTGCAGTAAAAGACATCCAAACCATGATTGACTTGTCTGTTGAACATGCCGGTGTTTCTCCGAATATGGCATTAACGACATCTAAGGTGTTCAATACCATGATTAAGGATGCTGAGTTTAAAGAAAAATTCATTGCGCCGTATGCGGGTATTAGCGTACCGATCACGCCGACTTTTGATCACTCTGATAAGCCGCAGTTCCGCGGTACGGTCGATAACATTGAAATCTGGACCTATGATGCCAAGCATAATATGGGTGGCAGTGTAGAGCGTTTCATTCCTG